AGAAACACTAGTGAGGCACAATTTCAAACCGAGTTTGAGTGTGAGTTTTTAGGAAGTATTGATACACTTATTAATCCTAGTAAACTTAAAACTATGGCAGTTGTAAACCCACAAAGAAGTCCTGGCGGACTTGATGTTTATGAAATGCCTAAAAAAGGTCACACTTATGTTATAACTGTTGACGTTGCAAGAGGAGTTAATAATGACTATTCTGCTTTTATAGTAGTTGACGCAACAAAGGCACCTTATAAGATAGTTGCAAAGTATAGAAATCACGATATCAAACCTATTGTATTTCCTAACATATTAAAAAAAGTAGGAGAACATTATAACAAAGCATATGTGTTAATAGAGATAAACGATCTAGGACAACAAGTAGCAGACGCAATGCAATTTGAGCTTGAGTATGATAATATGATGATGGTTACACAACGAGGTAGAGCAGGTCAAGTATTAGGTGGAGGCTTTAGTGGTCGTGGTAATCAATTAGGTTTAAGAATGACAAAGGGTACAAAAAAAATCGGAACTTCAAATCTGAAAAGTCTGATAGAATCTGATAAACTAGTAATTCAAGATTTTGACGTAATTGCGGAACTCTCTACTTTTATTGCTCGTGGAAAATCTTTTGAAGCAGAGCAAGGTGCAAATGATGATTTAGTAATGTGTTTAGTTGTTTTTTCTTGGATGGCAAATCAAAGATATTTCAAAGAATTGACAAATGTTGATGTACGAGGTCAAATGTTTACTGAACAACAAAACGCAATTGAGGCAGATATGGCGCCTTTTGGGTTTATAGATGACGGATTAAACGATCCAGAGGGTAATGATAACTCGTTTTTTGATGACGCAGGTGTAAGATGGTCTCCTGTGACATACCGAAAGGGTGAGTAGTAAAGAAACGGATTATAATAAATATCTACAAAGGGTTATAACTAATAAAGATTAATATTAATATTAAGGAGAAAAAACTATGGCTTTTCAAGTATCACCAGGTGTTTTGGTAACTGAAAAGGACTTAACGAATATTATACCAGCAGTATCAACGTCTTCTGGTGGTATCGTTTTGACGGCTGCAAAAGGACCAATAGATGAAATTACAACAATTTCTTCTGAAACTGAATTAGTTGACATATTTGGAAAACCAAATTCATCTAACTTTGAAGAATTCTTTTGTGCTGCTAACTTTTTAGGATACGGAAACAATCTAAAGGTAGTAAGACCTATCACAGGTGTGGTAAATGCTTGTGTATCAGGAACTGCTATCATAATAAAAAATACAACTGATTACCTAGACAACTACGGTCACGCTGCTAGTTTTGGTGCTAACGTAGGTGCTTACGCTGCTAGAGAACCAGGTACTTTAGGAAACAATCTTAAAATATCTGTATGTTCAAACTCTACTGCTTTTGGACCACACTCAATGAGTGGTAATCTAGTAAACGATAACGCTGCTGCTATTGGAGACACAACAATTACTGTTGATGATGGTTCTCTAACGCAAGTAGGAGACATATTAGAATTCGGTGACACAAGTAATGTACCTTCAACTGATGGTGCACCTTCTGGATTCTTTTACAAGGTAACAAGTATATCTACACACGTTTTAACAATCGCAAGATTTAATCCTGCAACTGGTCAAACAGAATCAGGTGGATTAAGACACGCTGTTGTTGACAATGCTAAATTCCTAAGACATTGGGAATACTATTTCAATTTTGATAATCCACCAACAACTTCAGATGACGTATCTAATGCTGGCGGATCACTAGACGAAATGCATATAGCGGTATTAGACGAAGACGGTGGAATCACAGGAACTGCAGGAGAACTTTTAGAAACTTTTCCTGGTGTTTCGCAGGCTTCAGACGCTAAAGACGCTTCTGGTAATTCAAATTACTATGCTGATGTAATTTACTCACAATCTAAATTTGTGTATGTAATGGATCACGAAACTACACTCGCAAATGCTGGTTCAGCAAAAACAGGTCAAACTTTTGATAACACTCAAGGTGACGCTTTTGTTGTGAAGACTTACTCATTAGCAAGTGGAACAGACGATTACGTTGCTACTAATGCTGAGATTGCTACTGCATACGAAAAATTTAATGACGCTGATAATGTTGATTTAAGTTTATTAATATGTGGACCTTCTCAAACAGGTGCTGACGCAACTGGAGACACAAAAGCGACTGCTGTTATGGATATCGCAACAGCAAGAAAAGATTGTGTTGCCTTTATATCACCTGCAAGAGCAGACGTAGTTGGTGTTGCAAATGCAATCACACAAACTCAAAACGTAGTAGGATTTGCTGATGGTTTACCATCAACAAGTTATGCCGTTATTGATAGTGGTTACAAATACCAATACGACAGATACAATGACGTTTACAGATATGTGCCACTAAACGGTGACACTGCTGGTCTTTGTGCTAGAACTGACAGTATTGCAGACGCATGGTTTTCACCAGGCGGATTCAATAGAGGTCAAATTAGAGGTGCTGTTAAATTAGCATTCAATCCTAACCAAACTCAAAGAGATGAATTATACAAATCAAGAGTAAATCCTGTTGTATCATTTCCTGGACAAGGTACTGTATTGTTTGGCGATAAGACTGCACAATCTAAACCTAGTGCTTTTGACAGAATAAATGTTAGAAGACTGTTTATCGTATTAGAAAAGGCAATATCTACTGCTGCTAAATTTCAACTATTTGAATTCAATGATGAATTCACTAGAGCACAATTTAGAAATCTAGTAGAACCTTTTTTAAGAGATGTACAAGGCAGAAGAGGTATGACGGACTTTTCTGTTGTATGTGACGATTCAAACAACACAGGCGATGTTATAGATAGAAACGAATTTAGAGCTGATATCTTTATCAAACCTAATCGTTCTATCAATTTCATTCAACTTAACTTTATTGCTACAAGAACAGGTGTATCCTTTTCTGAAGTAGCAGGCGCTTAATCATAGAGAGGAGAAAATACTATGCCAAATATTAATGAATTCAAATCTCGTTTAAGAGGCGGTGGAGCACGTGCCAATCAGTTTAAGGTAACTTTACCTTTTCCTGGTTACGCTGCTGTAGGTGGTGAAACATCTGATCTTGCTTTTTTATGTAAAGCAACTGCTATACCTGGACAAACTCTAGGTAATGTGGCTGTTGATTTTAGAGGCAGAAAACTTAATATCGCTGGGGATCGAACATTTGAACCTTGGACAATTACGGTATTAAACGATACTGACTTTAAATTATACAGAGCATTTGAAAGATGGATGAACGGTATAAACAACATGACTGACAACGAAGGTATTGCTAATCCTAGTGATTACCAAGTTGATGGTTTCGTTGACCATTTAGATAGAAATGGTAATACTTTAAAATCATACACTTACAGAGGACTGTTTCCTGTCGCTTTAGACTCAATAGGTTTGAATTACGGAACTAATGACGCTGTAGAAGAATTTGGTGTCACGTTTCAAGTTCAATATTTTGAAACAGATACGACTACTTAATAAAATAAAAGTTAAAAGGAAAATTATAATATGGTTAAACTACTTGGTTTCCAAATAACAAGAGCCGAAGATGATCTGGAGAAGCCAGCAAGTGCTAAACAAGCATTTACTATACCTTCTCCAGATGACGGTACAACAACTATATCTGCTGGTGGTTATTTTGGTCAGTATCTGGATATGGAGGTCACTGCCAAAAATGACTTTGAATTAATCAAAAGATATAGAGAAGTTGCTCAACATCCTGAATGTGATATGGCTGTTGAAGATATCATCAATGAGGTTATTATTTCTAATGAGAGGGACGCTGCTGTTTCTTTATCTTTAGATAAACTTGCTATTTCGGAAAATATTAAAACAAAAATTAGAGCAGAGTTTGATGAGGTCTTACGACTATTAAACTTTGAAGAAAAAGGTCACGATATATTTAAAAGATGGTATGTTGATGGAAGAATTTATTTCCATAAAGTAATTGACCCAACTAGTCCTAGAAAAGGGATTACAGAATTAAGATATATTGATCCACGAAAAATGAAAAAGGTTCGTGAGATTACTAAAAAAAGAGACCTTAAAGGTAAAGGAATTGAAGTTGTAGAACAAACTGCCGAATGGTTTGTGTACAACGAAAAAGGAATGTCTTCTGGTACATCTAATACAGGTGTTAAGATTGCTTCTGACTCAATTACTTTTGTTACCTCTGGCGTTGTTGACCAAACCAGAAATATGGTTATGAGTCACTTACATAAGGCAATAAAACCAGTTAATCAATTAAGAATGATTGAGGACGCTGTTGTTATATACAGAATTGTAAGAGCGCCTGAGAGAAGAATATTTTATGTTGACGTAGGTAATTTACCTAAAGCAAAAGCAGAATCTTATTTGCGTGATGTAATGTCAAGATACAGAAACAAACTTGTATATGACGCTTCAACTGGTGAGATTAGGGATGACAGAAAACATATGTCAATGCTTGAAGACTTTTGGTTACCTCGTAGAGAAGGTGCAAAAGGAACTGAAGTATCTACACTTGCAGGTGGACAAAACCTTGGTGAGATTACCGATGTTCAATACTTTCAAAAGAAATTATATAAGTCTTTGAATGTACCTATTTCAAGAATGGAATCAGAAGCAGGTTTTAATCTTGGTAAGGCTGCTGAAATTACAAGGGACGAATTAAAGTTTACTAAATTTGTTCAAAGATTAAGAAAAAGATTTACACAGGTCTTTAGTGATGTGCTTAAAACACAATTAGTTTTAAAAGGTATTGTCACAATTGAAGATTGGGTAAAAATAAGACCTCATATTCAATATGACTACTTAAAAGATGGATACTTTGCTGAATTAAAAGAGTCAGAAATTTTAAGAGAAAGATTAAGTCTTGCTCAAGAAGTTAGTCAATATGTTGGAAAATACTATTCTGTTGAATATGTAAGAAAAAATGTGTTAAGACAAAGTGACGAAGATATAATTGAAATTGACAGTCAAATTGCGAAAGAAATAAAACAAGGTATTATCGCTTCTCCTGAAGGACAAGACATGACAGGAGATACTGATTCA